ACTCCTACGCCACCAATACTTTTCTTGACGGTCTTAACATTTGAACAGGCGATACCCTTATGGGTAAACTGAGTGGGACCGGCACCAAGGGCATGTTCTACATTGTAGTCCTTTGAAAACAGATACAGAAATGGTTTTGCCATCCGTATCCTGATAATCTGAGATAAGTTCATTGCTTTTGTTGTTAATTGTTAATAATTAGTTAATTAACTTGGACAGATGGATCACTGATTGCTCAAGCGCCACCTTTGCGCGGTTTACATCACCCAAGGTAGCAAGCACCTTTGAGGCAGCCCGCCAGGCAAGGGTATCAGCAAACTCTTCAGCAAGATCTTCTGGTAATGATTCCTTGACATACAGGGCAGTACCGGGCACCGCATCTTCAAGTGCCTTACCACATTCGAGGTATCTTGCAAGTGCTCCTCCCGAGAATTGTTTCCTTACGAGGGCAACAAAGGGCCTTCCATAGCCCGAGCGCAGATACTCATTCTCCTGCATGTTATATTCTTCGTTCTCCTGGGAGATAGCCTCACGGACCGATCTCTTCCACAGGGGAAACTTGACCTCATGAAGCCGCACGAAGTCTGACGGGACCGGTATATACGCACGGTCATCAGCATATTTCAGTATGCTCTCTGCCGGCGATCCGGATTCAAGGGGGATAGGCATCGGGGTTAACAAATAAAGCGGGCCCTCCATGACGATCTCACGGGCACTCTCATCAAGGAGAGGACCTATGTACTCCTCAAAAGGTGTTCCTACACCTTCGGGAGTATATTCGTCAAGAATGACCTTTACCTTATTTATCAACCCCGTCCTGTCCATGATTACGCGAGATCAACAAAGTTGATTTTCTTCTCAGCTGCGAACTTCTTCACTGCGGGACCGTTCGGCAGTTTGCTTGCAGTCGCTCCGCAGTTCTTAACCAGGTAATCCCTTGCAGCCTGTACGGTTGCTATATCGGGAACATTGGTAAATCCATCGCCGGCATTGCCTCCGGCATCTGCGCCATCACCAACACCCGGTTCGCCTCCTTCGTTCCCTGCTCCAACACCTTCATTATCTGCGGGTGGAGCCGGAGGTTTCGGTGCGGTCTTGGCTTTTGATGTGGCAAGGTCAGGACCGGCAGTTTTCTCTGTACGGATACATTTAAATGATATGCCGTAAGCGGAAGAGTTGTCCAGGGCTTCAATAACATCGGGGTTTTCCGTTGTATATTGGCCCTTTGAGTCAGGTGCATGATTCCCGCTTCTGAACTGGATGAGTGCTTTGGCACCATTTACCATCTCATAGAAGTCAAGGGTCTTAAACCCGACTGCCTGATAAGTTTTTCTTACTCCCATTGTCTGATTGTTTTGGTTATTGTTATCAGCTAAAGAGCCAGGGATGCGCTGGGCACCCCTGGTCTTAGCCTATTGGTTACGCTCTCGGACGTATGATTGCGTGAGTGTCGGGATAACGAACAATAACACCGCAGGTTTCCTCAATGACTACTGCATTGGCGTTACGCTGACCGGATGAGATCAGGTCAAGTTCCTTAGTCTTGAGAGGTATGAAGGTATGCTTCTCAATGAAGGAGAGGTCAAGGACTAACCCGTTGTCTTCCCATCCTGCCTGATCAAGCAGCGGATGATGGAAAAACCTCAGAAGGCCGAAGTTTGTCTCAATCTCCTTGAAGGTAAGACCATACTTCACCATTGTCTGTTTGCCCTGAATCTGCTTGAGAACGGTGCCTACCTTCATCAGGTTAGCCATAAGTCCACTTCCTCCGAAGAGATACCTTACCTCTGAACCGCTGTTGCCCTGGAAGATGGTTTTAGAGGCATCAACAAACCATGCGTCATCAATAACCCTGTCTGTACCACCAAGGCCATACTCAACGGCTTTAGTAATGAAGTTGGCTATACCTCCGGTGGAATACCTCTTCTTGCTGTTTACAAGGTCGGTAAACTCTGACCTGATCCCGAAGAGGAAAGACTGCTCCATGGTAGCTTTCATGTCGAAAACGTTCTGCGCCTCATAATCGGTGAAGGTCCAGTCAACCTCCTTCTGATGCAAGCGCTGATATATGGACTCTTCAACCTGTGCCATAAAACGCTGCACATAGTTGTAGCTCTTCTCAGGCAGGATAGCATAAGGAGAGGTCTGTGCATCAAGTTCATGTTTACATGACCCAAGTCTTACCATCCTTGTGTTGGCAGCAATGGAAGGAACCGCTTTGATTGCAGAGCCCTCAACGGTATCATCAACACCATTGAGCGGCTGAAGCTTAACAGTATTGCCAGATGTGTCCTTGGAAATAACAAAGCACACAAGATCCTTTCCGTCACCACCGGTAATGCCCTTGAACATCACGGTGTCATCAGCTGCCCACATACCGACGTTCTTAACCCTCAGGTCCTTGGTTGTCACACCAGAGCCAGCGGAATGAGTGTGAGCCGTATGAACCTCGTCATAAAGTGGACGGGCATCAACGGCATAAAACTCAGTCTTCCATGACTTGATGGGGGTTGCCTGACGGATCTGCCTCATGATAGTATCAAGAGGTGTGGCCGCGGGCCGCATCTGAGTGACCAGCTTGGATACATAATCCTGGTCCAGGTCGGCAACTCCGGCCTTAACCTTTTCAGTGCTGACAGTACCGGTACCATCGGTGCCACCTGTTACAGCAACACCAGTAGCCATCGTTACGCCAGCCGCACCCATCATAAGAGAGGTACATGCTATTGCCACAAGTACGAATACCAGCGACAATACTTTAGTTCCGATATTAAAAATGTTAGTGTTTCTCATTGTGTTTTAAAATATTGGTTAGCGTTCTGTGTCCAAAAATCCGCGATCCCTCATTCGGTCGCGTAATCCTCCGAAGTACCCTCCCTTCTTTCCTTCATCAGGGGAGTCGGGGGACTTGCCGAGTTTGGGGATTCCATCACCGGTCTGATCCGGTTCTTCTTCCCTCTGTGCCACTATCTTCTCATTGCGGCCTGCAATCCTACCCTCCTCCCGGGCATCCTTTATATCCTGCTCATAGGTCATCGCCCGGCGCATAAACCTGAGCGAGTCCTTGGTAATCTTCCCGTTGTTGAAATCCTCAAGCATCTTCTCAATGCTTACGAGGAATTCATCGGTGGCTTTCTCGTCAAGGTTATGTTCCTTGGCAAAAGCCTCAAGTTCCTTTCCGGCGGCTTCGAGGTTGGCAGCGTAGTTTTTTTCAAACTCCCTGCGCTTTTTCATCTTCTCCTCCCTCTCGGTTTTGTTCTTGGCCCAGCCCTCATAGTCCGGATCACCTTCTGTCGGAGTGAAGTCCTCGGCTGAAAAATGCCGTGCGGCTGCCTCACGGAAGGACGCACCGCTCATCATATCGCGGACCATCTCTCCTACTGCCGGTTCTGACTCAAAGAGCGCGAGGAGCTTCTGGTTGGCTTTCTTTCCTTTCTCCCTGTAATCTTCCAGAGATGTAAGGTATTCATCCATTGCCGTGTCATAGTCCTCATCCTTCTCGAAGGTGCGATCCGGAAATGCCTTCGTAAGCCTTTCGTGATACTTGTGAGGCGGTTTGCCCTCCTTGGCTTCCTCCTTCTTCCCGGGTTCCTCTCCCTCTTTTTTGGGAGGCTGTTCTTTCTTCTTCGCCTTCTCTCCCTCCGGTGTCACCTTCTCTGCTTCTGCACTTGCCTCTCCCTGAGTATCTTGTGCTTTTGCTTCGGTGCCGGCGGCTTCGGCTGCTGCTCCCTGGGCCTGGGCTCCCCCTGAAGAGGATTCTCCCCCTGTGGCTCCGGTGCTGCCTGTGCTTGTGCTGCTACCTGATGATTCTGACATAACGTTACTGCGTTTTGGTTGTAGTTATTCACCGTCAAACCTAATCAATGTGTTGAAAAGTGTCCGGACAATAAGCCCTGTATAGCGGACAAAAAAACCTATATTTACGGCATCAACGCAGTATAATGAGTCAAACCGGAGAAAACACATTACTAAGGCGACAGAAGATTTATGATGAATATACGAGGGTGCTTGCCACATATGGCCCCGAGATTGCTCCAAAGCTCTCCCGGAAAGTGATATGCACCGAAGTTGCTGATAACCTGAATTATTCAATAGAATATGTTCGTAAGGTGACAGCATCATTCCTGAAGAAGAAGAAATGAACGCCTCTGATGTCAATAGCATAATCAGGGAAAACAAGGCCCGGAGAAAGGCCCTCTTTGCCCCTTATGATCCCGTAACAGGGGTCGGCTCACCTATCGAGAGGGAGCGCATAGAGTTCTCCGTTGGCGGCAATGAGTTTGTATGGGGTATCCCCGTAACCATGTACAATGAGAATGCTGCTCTGATAGATGCTATTGCCCGCGATCACAAACTTGAATCAGTCCTTCAATCTCACGGTATCCCCGCCGATAATACAGGGATAGAACTATTCCTTCGTGACTTGATCAACCAGCGGTTCCGGTATGACTTTGAGTTCTGGGCCGTTACCGCTGCCAGGATACAGGACAAAAGGACGAAACAGATAGTTCCCTTTTCTCTGAATCAGCCACAGCGAAAGGTGTTGGCCGTTCCCGAAAGGATGAGAGTTGCCGGAGTTCCTATCCGCATCATCATTGACAAGGCCCGTCAGTGGGGAGGGTCAACGCTGGTGCAGATATATATGGCATGGATACAGCTCATTCACCGGACCAGGTGGCATTCATGTATCGTTACCGATGTGGAAGAGCAGGCCCGTAACATCAGGGCGATGTACTCCCGTCTCATCACCAACTATCCGAAGGACCTCGGAGGTTTTGAGCTGTCCCCCCTGGAAGGATCAAACAAGAACCGGAGGATAGATGAGCGCGACTGCTCAATCATCATTGGCTCATCGCAGAAGCCCGATAGTCTGAGAACCTTTGACCTTGCCATGAGTCACCTTTCGGAGGTGAGCTTCTGGCGGACAACAGAACTTCGCAGTGCAGAGGACCTTGCTCAGAGTGTCCGTGCCGGGGTAGCACAGGTGCCATTCTCCCTCATTGCCCTCGAATCCACCGCTAAAGGTGTAGGCAACTTCTTCCACAGGGAGTGGCTGTCTGCCATGGATGGTAAGAGCGCATATGCTCCTGTGTTTGTGGCATGGTTCGAGATCGAGCTGTATCAGAAAGATATCCCAGAGGCTGACCTGTCTGCATTTGTCAAGTGGATGGACGCAGAACCCTATGCCTCATATCTCTGGTCCCTCGGTGCTACCCTTGAAGGCATTAAGTGGTATTTCGACTTCAAGAATGGTGAGAACTACGATGAGTGGCGCATGAAGAGTGAATTTCCGAGCACCTGGGAAGAGAGCTTTCAGGCCACCGGAGCAAGGGTATTCTCCCCGGCATACGTCAACCAGGCCCGTAAGCACAAGATGGATCCGGAGTTTGTGGGAGATATCCGCGGCAAGACCATCCGTGACAAGACTGCCCTCGAAGATATAGAGCTTATCCAGGCTGACCGCGGCAACCTGTTTATATGGATGTACCCTGATAAGGAGGAACAGGTATCCAACCGGTATGTGGTGTCAATGGATATCGGAGGCCGGAGCCCGGAGGCTGACTATACTGTTATGAGGGTATTTGACCGGTACGGGATCATGGACGGAGGGGTGCCTGAAACGGTTGCAACATTTAAAGGCCATATTGACCAGGACCTTGGTGCCTGGAAAGCTGTGCAGCTGGCCAAGTTCTACAACAACGCCCTGTTCATCCCTGAATCCAACTCCTATGACAAGACCAGTATGGAGGCAGAGGGTGATCACTTCCTCACTATCCTTGATGAGATAGTGAAATACTATCCCAACATCTTCGCGCGTACTGACCCCGAGAAGATCCGGCAGGGGATCCCCGTCAAGTACGGATTCCATACCAACCCGGTCAGCAAGCCGATGATAATAGACTTCCTGAACGCTGCCCTGCGCGATGAGCTATTCTATGAACGCGATGACCGGGTGTTCTCCGAGCTGGACACTTATGAGATCAAGCCTAATGGCCGGTATGGTGCAGTTGATGGCTGTCATGATGATATGGTGATGGCTACTGCAATAGGTCTGTGGGCCTGCCTGAAACACCTGCCTCCCCCGAGGATCATCCTGCCGACCGTCAAGCGCAGACCGGGAAGAATAACAGAAGCAACGATATAGCTGTGGAATTTGCGAAGGACCATATAAAGCTATTCAACAGTGATTGCATCACAGCCATGAAGCAATTGCCTGATAATTCTATTGATAGCATTGTCACGGACCCGCCCTACGGACTTAGCTTCATGGGTAAGCATTGGGATTATGATGTGCCTGGCATAGATGTTTGGAAGGAAGCATATCGGGTGTTAAAGCCGGGAGGTCACTTGCTTTCATTCGGTGGCACTCGAACTTATCACAGAATGGCTTGTGCTATTGAAGATGCAGGATTCCAAGTGCGAGATATGATTCAGTGGATTTATGGGTGTTTGTCAGAAGATACAGAAATACTAACTATAAATGGGTGGGAGCATTACCATAAAGCAATTGAATTACATCCCGTATTGTGTTATAATATAGATAAAGATACATTCGAGTTTTGTAAACCTGAAAGGAGCTTTATCTATGAAAACAAACATACCGCTTACCGAATACAATCGGATTATACAGACCAAATCGTCTCCC